GCTACCGCGCCGATATTGGCGCGAGCCTGCGCCTGCTGCTCGTCAGACCAAGTTTGCTCCGTCACCATAACGGACGATGAGGCCATCTGAGCAGCTGATGCCGCGGCATTTTCTGCGCTTTGCTGCGCATTTTGTGCTTGTTCCTGAGCGTTTTGAGCCGTGTTTGCGGCGTTTGATGCCTGACCTTGAGCTGCTTCGGCCGCTATTTGAGCGGCTTCAGCCTGTTGCTGTGCCGACTGTGCAGCCTCCTGCGCCTGTTGTGCTTGTGATGCAGATTGCTCAGAAGCTGTTTGCGCCTGCTGCGCAGCTTCCTGCGCCTGTTGCGATGAGGTTTGCGCAGTCGTTGCCGTTTGGACAGCGGAAGCGGATTGCGACACTGCCTGAGTGATTTTCTGGTCGTACCCGGCAACCGTGGTGCTCAGTGTTTCAAGTTGCTGTTGCGTACTTTCAGAGGTGGTCAGAGCTGAATTTGCCGTGCTCAGCGCTGAGTTTGCGGTAGAAACTGCCTGCTGAACCTGAATCGACAAAGTATTGTTGTCTTCTGTGATTCCGTTGACTTGTTGGGCCAGAGCGTTGATTGCGTCTTCCGTTTGCTGTTTGAATGACGTCCCGGAAAGTGTGCCGACTGGATTCGGAACGTAGGAAAAAGTTGTAATTTCCATTTATTGCTCCAACAGTTTGACGAAAAAGGCCATCTGAAAGAAAGGAGGGAGTGTGTTTACAGAGGCTGACGCATTCCCTGTTGAGGAGCAGGTAGCCGTGTGCGTGTGTGATCCAGAATAAGATGTGGTTCCAGACCATGATCTTGAGGCATCAAAACTTGTAGCCTCCGGGACGTTTGAATGTGTATCTTGACCATGAGAATCTGCATGCCCTATATTTGACCCAAAAAAAGCACCCGTTTGCTTCGTTGTATACAGAGGGAAAGAGCCGACTTGGAAAGAGCCGGTAATATTCATCGACCCTCTCGTGTGAGCGTGACTCCCCGCCGTATTGATCGTGATGCTGTGGGTGTGCGCAGGAAGCTGATCCGCCGTCAGCGTCTGCGTGGCGATGCCTCCGGTCTGCCCGGCGGTTTTAACATCCGATCCGCGAATGAAGTTTCCGATGAGATTCGGAACGGTGCCGCCTTGCCCATCAGAACCGCCGTCGCACAGCACCCAGCCCTCGTCGGCATCCTGATGGCCCCAGAAAATTGGGCGCCTGCCGTCTGATCCGCCAAGCGTCACGTTGTAAAACGGCACAACGGCGCCGACCGGAACGTTTGAATCCATGTTTTTCCAAACCGATGGATTACTGCCCGGCGTGACCGCAGAAGACGCCGGTCCGTTCGCCTGTAAGCAGCGGTATTTCACGCCATTGAACAAGATTTCGTTACCGACTTCGTAGTCGAACTGAGCCGAGTAATTGAGCAGGCCGCCCTGCTGATACCAAACAATGAACTGGCTCAGCAGGTTGAGAACGCCGTTGAAGTCGCGTCTATCCGGCGGGAAACCGCCCTGCGAAAGAGGCTTGCTCGTTTCAGGAGGAAAGCCATTCTGCTGAGAAAATTTTCCACTGCCAGCGCTGGCCGCAGTCACCGGCGGTATGGTGAAATCGCCGCCGACTGCCAGCACCGAAGATAAAAAGTTCTGAGGATAGTTACTGCTCATTTTCGATGACCGTCAAATAGGAGAATGGCGCCTGATTGAATGGTTGTAGCCCTGAACCAGCAAAGCCAAAAACTTCTGTTGAGAAATTCGTGATGATGTTGTAGCCGACGCCGGCACCGCGATTCAAAAGCCCGTAGGACTGAAGCACAAATTGCTGCTGCTCGGTCAAGGCCCCAAAGAAACGAAGACTGATCGTCATGTCGAGGTTGTCAATGACAAGAAATTGCACGCCGACGAGCTGTCCGATCATGCGATTCATCGTGTCTGCAGACGCATCCGAGATGTTCGATAGAGCCTTGAGGAAAACGAGAAACCGGAAGGTTTCATCGTCCAAAAAGTACGTTCCCGAAGGAAGCTCGACCTGACGAGAAACGCCCACCCTTGTGGCCATCCAGTCAAGAAAAACCCCGCTGCAAGAGGCGGGGTTTGCGATTTCCTGTTCGACCAGCTCCAGCTGTGGCGTTGAGTCAACTTCTGTTTGAAACAAAGTTCCTAATGCGCCGATCACCTTTGCATGAGCGAATTGCGGTTGAATGGCCGCGCTGATTAGGCTCGGAATGTCTGCAATCTTTTCAAAATCCTCAACACTCAAAATGTCAAGCCAAGTCTGCGTTGCCATCTCAGCTCTCCGCATAGGCAAAGGAAACGTTTTCTGCCACGATCACCGGCTCAACGTTTGCATTGATGACGATCGAATCGGCAAAGCCGGACGCAGAACCCAAGGCAACCTGTACCGATTGTATGGGGATGTTAGTCTGACCAAGAACAACGCTCCAGAAGCGTGATCCGTAAAGCGTCTGAGCCAATCCGACGCGCGGGTTTGATCCTTCGCCCGCCGCATCAGACACGATCGCGCTGGCAATCGCCTGCTGCAAGCTCTCTCCGATGGACTTGGTAAAAAGCGTCACTTTCACAAAAACATTTGTGTTCGTCGGGATTGTGATAGGGTATGTGTACTCGGCGCCGGACGGCAGCGTATAAGTCACCTCGGTAGTTCCCGTCATGCCGCAACCGGCGTCCTTCTTCTCGTAGATTGCCTGCGCAATGTCGGCGCCTTCGCCGCCCGCGACGCAGACGGCAATGCTGTGCCCAGGCACCACAATTCCGTACTGCGTTTTCGGCTCATTTGTGATGTTTTCGAGCACAGAGACGTCGATCACGCCATCAACCTGCGCTACAGCCGCGAGGATCGACGAGACGGACCCGTGCGAGTTGAGAGCAACCGACTCTTTCGTGCGGTCGCGCAGAACTGCGTCAGATTCCTCATCTCGGCCTGTGACACCAGCCACGGGATTTGTCACCGAGTCCCAGCCCGGGACCGTCGTAATGATCCTTGTTACAGTTTCAGGCTGGACCTCCAAAGGTCCGTGATCGATCGCCGAAAAGTTTACAGTTGCGTGCCCTGACTCTCCGATGGTTGCTCCAGTCACAAGGCATCGGTACCTGTTTCCGTTCGTGTCCTGCACGACGGCGCCAAAAGGAATGACCGTTCCTTGCAGTCCTGTGCACGTGCATTGTACGATTGTCGGTTCGCTAACCTTTCTCTCTACGAAGTACAGAGAAACCAGCGCGTCAAGAAAGGAGCCCTTTGCCTGTTCCAGGCTGAAGCAGTTGGCGAGGAACGAAACCTCTGCATTCTTTGCCTCAATCTCTGCCACCAGCATATCAACGAGCTGACCCAATGGCTGATCTGGATCGACATTTGCGACAGCTGTCCCGCCGGCAGCCTTAAAGGCAGCCTGCACCTTCGCAGCAATGTCCGCTCGGATATCGGACGTCTGGGGAACGGTGATCCCGGTCGAATTAAAGCTGAGCTGCGACATTTTCTCCGTCCTGTGTCGTGATCTTGACCTCGCCGGTGACAGTCCTGCTTTCAGAATCAAGTCCGGCGATGCTGACTGAATTTACTGACTCGACTCCTTGCACCGTCAACGCCTTTTCCATCACGCGAGAAGCAATGAGCGACCGCTGAAGTTTTTGCGCAAGCGCGTCACTGAACCAGTCGATGCCGTAGTCCTGAAAGAAAAAGCACCCGCGGCGAAAGCAACGGCAGGCACAAGCCACGTTCTGAGCAATCCCCGCCGTGCCGGAAAGCATCTTCAGACTGCCATCCGAGCCGAGTTGCAAATCCCAGTCTGCAGTCAGTTCCGGCGTGATGCTGTTGATTGTTGCCATGAAGCCTCCTAGACCGGAGCACCGGTATTCGAATCGCCGCCCTGAACGCCGCTGTGCACGTGGTTTTGCAAGCTGATCGTTCCGGCAACGATATCGCCGGTTGTTTGAATCGTTCCCTGAAAGATTGCAGTTGCGCCTCCAGTGCCACCCGAAATATTCATACCGGACGATCCGGAGATGTGGCCTGTGACCGTCAAATTCTTTTGGATCGCGACGTTTCCTGTGAAGGTGCTCTGAGGACTGTCAACCGTCAACGAGCTCGAAGCATTAACTGTCGCGGTCTGCGTCACAACTGTCACCGACGTCTGTGCATTGACCTGCGCCGTGTCACAGTCAACTATGACCTTTGGACTCTCAAGGTGATAGCTCTTCGGCGCGACTACGTGAATCGTCCCTTCATCCTCAAGATGAATGTAGGTTTTCGGAACCTGCCCCCAAAATCCGCCAACATAGAACCCATCAGACATGTCAAAACATCGGAAAGTTCCAGGCGCCTGGGGTGTGGTATCGCCAGTAAGTCGTGAACAATCCTGCTGTGCAAAAACGGCCAGCCCCAAATCGCCTACTTTCGGATCACAGATAACCGCAGCGGTCCCATGCTGGTACCGGAAATAGGGAAGGTGTGGAATCGTTACCGGCGGAATTGAATTACCTTCGGCATCCGTCTGCGTAACCATCGGCGTTACGTCCACATACAGCGCCGCACCGCCTTCGCCGCCTCTTTCCACTGCGTCCACTCTCACCGGAATAGCCGTCGAGATGGTCTGCTTCAAGACCTGTTTGATGAGAAATACCTGTTGGTTGAACTGCGAGGCAAGGTCCGAGACCCGGGCCGTCATCTTTCTTTGGTTTTGCTCTGCCATCAGGCGCTCTCCATCCAAATTCCTGCAATGGTTGACATCCACGGACCGCCCCCGGGAAGATTCGCGGCCAGCTCGTGAGTCACGCTGTAAATTTTCCAAACGCCGGACGCGCGCGGAAGACTGCTTTCGATCCGGCAGTAGCCTGCAACCATCAGGTCCGGCCGGAAAAAGCACGAGCATCGGATGCCCATGCTGTCAAACGACGGGTAGCCGATCTGTCCTGTTTCCGGGTTGATCGCAGTCACCGTCAGCAATTGCCCTCGCGTTCCTGAAGTCGGTACGAGAACGACTTCCGAGTCATCAATGATGAGGTCCGCTCCGATCGTGTCTGCAACCCACTGCATTTTTGTGATCGGGTCGCCACTGATCGTGCAGTTTGAAAGGCTCGTCGAAACTCCTTCGTTTCGAAAAGTCAGTCCTGCGTCAGCCGCAAAGGTTTCCATCAGGCTCTCGACCGACTGACTCCCCATGACCGACACCGGACTTTGCGGCAAAAGTTTGGGGTAGGCCGCCGTGATCGCTTCGATGTTGAGCACCGGACTCGGTGCTGCATTGAAATCCGGTGCCGAGTTTGTGATCTCACCCTCAAAGCAGAGAGACATGCCCGTAGAGTCGCCAGCCATTACCTCAACGCGATTCGGACGTAGCGAGAGGCCATCAAAACTGAGCAGTGTCAGCTGCGCCAGCTTGTCCTCCGACAAGCCGAACAGTTGGATGCTCGCCTTCGGAAGTTCCGGCGCCCCCTGCTTTTGAATGTGAACCGTCGTCGCAAAGCCGGGAAAGCTCATCTTTTCGCCGTCCAGCGTGATGCTCACGACCAACTGCTTTTCAGTGAAACTCGTGCTCACGACACTGCCTCTTCAAAAGCCAAAATCCAACGGCTTCCAAGTCCTTCATACTGAGGGTCGTCGTCACCCTGTGTGTCCACCCAAACGACGCTAGTGTTCACGGCAGAGGATGGCCATGGCGTGATGCTTCCCCTGCTGACGGCTCGTACTGATGATGCGACAAGCTCACCATCCACCGTCGTTGTTGAAAAAAGGCTGCCGCCAAGCTGACGAATCTCAATTTGGAAAGCCTGCTCATTGACAACCGCCGAAACGATCTGAGCAGGAATTGCGCTCAGCGGGATTGTTCTGATGCTCATGGTGCAATTCCTATGAGAGCAGCTTTTGCAGCGTGCTTTGCTCCGTCTGAACGCGTCCGGCGTTCACCGGATCGGCACTTGTCGGATTCTTTGGAGACCACTGAAGCTGCTGAGAGGTCACCTGCACGACGCGGATCTGAACAAAGTTGAGCGTCACGACCAACAGCGTGGCGCCCGACTGTGTGGTGCGCGTCTGGCCAATGCTCTCAAGAGAAAGATTCTCGAAAACCTCGGAAGGCGTCACCATCTTGCAGAGAAAGTTGGCTCCCGTTCCTGCCTTGAGCTGTTTGAGACGAGAAATTGCCGTCCTCTGCCGCGTCGGGTCGCTACCAATTGAAAGCGTAACCGACAATGATTCAGGTTGCTGAACCTTGTTGAAAGCGGCAAGCTGACCGTTTTCAATCGGCTCCGTCAGAACCTGCGACGACGAGTTGTTGACGACTTCCAAAACGCCCTCATAGTCGCAAATCTTTTCATCGTCAGGCCCAAGAAGCCCCCACGCATCAAACTTGGTTTGTGTCTGGACTGCCATGCTTTCTCACTTCAAGCGCACGCCGCGCATCGATTGATAGAACGCGTTATTTGATCGCTGAGCGCCGGCGTAGGCGAATCGACCGACAGACGAGCCAATGGCTGCCGGACTGTCCTGCGTCGTAATGTTGTTGGTCATGTAGAGGTTTGATGAGCTGGTTATCGTCGGCGGCGCGTTCCTCCCCCGCTCCACGACGATTGTCTTTTGCTCAGCCGTGGCTTCTGGGGTGCCGTTTCCTGAGTTGTTGTCACCAAAACCGAAGAAAGACTTGATGCCGGCCCACGCGTTCTTAATAGGGTCCAGCACCTTGTCAGTGAAAAGATCAAACCAACCGGAAAACACTTCCGCAAGCGAGTCGTAAGCGCTTGAGAAAGCGTCAATCAATCGATCGGGGACTGAAGCAAACCAGTCAGCAACCTCCTGCCCCAGCTCCCTGCAATCTGCGCTGAGCTCATCAAGCCACTCCTTTGCCTTGTCATCAAGCTCTCCAAACCAGTCAATCGCCTTTTTGACTCCGACGGCAATTCCGACCAGCCCCGCAATAACGGCGGCAATGGCCAAAGCAATTTTCCCTACAACAAAGGCAATGCCCTTGAAGGCCGTCACTACAAGGTCGCCGACAAATGGTTTCACGGCTTCCCATGCGTCTGAAAACGCCTGCTGAAGGTCAGCCAAAGTGCTTCGAAGTCCCTCAATGACATCAGCAGGGACGCCGATCTTCTTAAGGAACGACTCAAGCGCACTGTCACCGCCCTTGACAAAGACGAGCAGGTCGTCAATCGCCAAAGCCAAGGCCGTAATCAGCGCGGCGCCTACGGCCAAGGGTTTGAAAGCGAAAGACACAGAGGCGGCAAAGGCCTTGAGCGCCGCCGTCATAGTCACGACGCTCCTAATCGTTTTCAGGGCAAAGGCGGCAGCCATTACGCCGCCGAGGAGCGTGAAAAAGCGGACGTTCTCTCGGATGACGCCGACGCCCTGAGAAAGGGCGTTCATCACCTTCGTCAATCCCGGAACGAGCGCCCGAAGGAAGACGTTTCCCACGTCCTGCGCCGCAACCTTGAAATCAAGCCATGCCGTCTTGAATGCCTGGGCGTTCTTGGCGTCTTGTGTGGTGAAGGCGGTTTTTCGGTACTTCGCCACCAGCGCATCGGCCGCTTTCTGCCCGTTGAGAAAAACGGGTATTGCATTGAGCGCAACCCCTTGCGCCTCAAGAAAGCGCTGAGCCTGCAAGCGGCTCATGCCTTCGATCTTTTCGCCAAGCCGCAGAAACTCGGTCGCCGGGCGTCCGGTCTTTCGGTAGAACGATTCAAGCGACTCCTGCAGGGCCTCGGCAGTGCCGCCGGCAGCCTCATTGGCTTTGCTCCATGCGTCGATCGTCTCGACGCTCATGCCGATTTTTCGGCTCAGGTCGCTCAGTCCTTTCCCTTGCCCGACGTAGTTGTCAAAGAGCTTCGTGGCCGCCACGGCGCCGGAAATCGAACTCACGATGCCGAAAAAGCTCCCGCGAATGTCCATCAGAACCTTCGGTAGCTTGCTGAAGCTCTTGTGAGCGCTGTCCCCGGCCTCCTGCGCTTTCTTTCCCAGCTTCTCGACAGCACCACCGGCCGCGTTTGCCGACGAGGCGGCGGCAGCTGTTTCGGTGCTGACGGCGCCGGCGGCGCCACCAAGGGCGCCTCGGATTTTTTCGCCGATTTCCTGAACCTTTTGGAGCGAGACTTCAATGCCCTTCAGGAAATCTTCGGTGTCTAACGACAGACCGATGACAAGCTCGCTCAGTGTTTCCTTAGCCATCGTTTTCCTTTGTGGCAAGCCACTCGTGATAGGTGCGAATCTTCAAGATTTCATCAAGCTGCATCGCATCTTCCAGCGAGTAAACAGTCTGAAGTTCGGCCAGAGAAGCCAGCCCGCTACTGACCAGACGTCCGATCAGCGGCGGTACATTCAGGTATTCGGCTGTGCCGCTCACGCGACTTGCCGATAGGTCGAACTCAATTTGTCGCGGAAAGCGCTCCACTTTCCACCGTCGAAAAAATCGAACGACGCCCGGAAGGCGGCCACCCAAAGAAGAAACACAGTTTCCGGCGCCTCGATCTGGCCGGCAATCGTTCCGGGAGACAGCTCAACCGTCGTGCCGTCGTCACACACTCGTGCGCAACACCCCAGAAGCTCATCGAGCAGAGACTTTGCATCAGTCGGCTTGATGGTCAGTGATGCGATTTTTCCGACAATGTTTTCCGGGGTCATCGACCCCAGCGCAGATGACAGAGCCGGAATACCAAGAAGGCAGCCGACCTTAATCATGAAAAAGGAGCCTCTATAGGAGTCAAACGGGGTCACGCGGATTTTGAGTGACTTGCCGTTATCATCGATGGAAATGGTCTTGACTTCTCTCATCGCTTTTACTCAATGCTCTCGAAGACAAAGGAATAGCTCATCGGCTGCAAAGTCTTGCCGACGCCGCTCATCGGGGTGCCGCTCTGCAGGTAGCCGTGATTGAAATACTTGGTCACGCCGGTGGCGCGGATGTACACCGTCAAACCGATTTCGTAGGGGCGCCGATTGGAGCGCTGCGCGTTCTGCAAAGTCGTCAGGTAAGCAATGCACGGCGAGTTCGGCTCGAAAGTGATGTTGACGGTCTTTGGCGCCGGCGTGTAGCCGGCAGACAGGTAACCGTCAAGAGACATGCGGGCCTCAACCTCCTGAACCGCATCAGCGATCAGGCCCTGATCCGCGCTGAAAAGCTCAAGCTGAAAACCGCTCGGATAGAGGGTTTCAATCGTCATGGTTGCCGCTACGTCAGCGGAAGTGATATCACGATTCATTTTTTTTCCCAAAAAAAGGGGGCCGAAGCCCCGCTTGGTTACCGATCTTCTTTAGATGGTGGCCGTTACCGGCATGGCGATTTTTTGAACCGATCCTGCGTAAGTGATGTAGAGGCTCATGACAGGCGACCCGCGCTGTGCGCGCACATTGGCCTCAGGATCATCAACCTGCAGGTAGTAGCCATTCGTGAAGAGCTCATTGCTGATGTCCTGCCCGACCTCCTGTGTGATCTGCGCCTTCTGCGAATCGGACAGAGCAAGGCCCGTGTCGATGACGCCGACAGTCTTGGCCGCACGAATCGGGTCAGAAATCCACGCTTTGATGAGCGTGTAGCCCTTGGCGTTATAGGGAACGCGGCTGACAGTGCTGAAACCATCCATGCAGGCGCGCTGAATCTTCGCCCGCAGCCAGATCATGCCGATCAGGGTGTCATAGAACCCGTACATTGAGCTCGCGGTTTCGCCGCGATTGAAGAAGCTGAACTCGGCATTGCGCGTTGCGAACTGGCCAACGTAGCTCACGCTGAGCGCATCAAGTGTTGCCGCCACGGCCTCATCCGTCACGGAGGCCGCAATACCGGTTGCCGACTTGCCGAAAAGCACCTTCATGCCTTGTTCCTGATCCCACTTGATGGTTGCGGGGTAGGCAAGGGCGGCGGCTGCCGCGTCGTTCGATTCGGTGTACAACATGACAGTGCAGTTGTAGGTGTTCTGCAACGTGGCCGCAATCGTCGAAGACTGCGTGGTCTGTCTCGTCATCTTCGAGTCGGTTGACCAGAAAATGTAAACGTAGTCGTCGGACTCGTCAGCCCAGGCGGCATAGGCCTCAGCCGTTTCCTGCTCGGTCACCTCGACCAGCGTCGTGAACTGCGACCAGTTCGCCGTGACCGCCACAATCGCATCGAGGTTCTGTGCGGGCGTCATGGATGCCACGCCGGGAGACAAGACGGCGCCGGCTGTCTGCGTCAGCCCAAGCATCGACGAGAGGTCGGTGCCGCCGGTGCCGGCGGTTGCGTAACCAACGGATGCCGTTGCACCGGTCGTGGAAGTCGTGAAGATAAAGGCGTTCAGGTCGCTGTTGTAAGCGCCGGTCGTGCCCGTCAGTTTGGCCGCAACCGTTGTTGCCACTTCGCTGAGTGACTGGGCCTCGGAAAGGTCAATGCCGGTCGCAGTGACGGGAGAACCGTCAATGTTGATTGTCAGGGCACCGTCGCTGACGGCCTTAAGATCGGAAAGCGTTGCAGTGATCGGCGCGGACTGAATCCAAGCCGCCATTTCGGTCTGCATGTTCAGACCGACAATCAACGCCTTGGGCGCCTGAGCCTGATTCGTCAGGCCGGTGAAGTACTGCTGCGCAAACTCCGCCTCGGGCGAAGCTGCGCCAAAAACGTCCGCCACCGCCTTTGCCGACGGGAAGGACATGGCCGGAGCGCTCGTCGGCAAAAGGTAGGTGCTTGTCAGCACCATGCCGTTTGTCTCAAGGTCGGCGCTTCCGCCGCTTAAAACTCGCGGGGTCAAACTCACAAGGTAAGAAGCATTGATGCTCATTTTCTATCCTCAAAGAACCGCCTCAAGTCGGCGGGAAACTCACGTCAACGTTGACGACGTTCACATTCACCGACGTGAAAAAGTCGAAGGAAACTTGGATCTGTTTCCAGAAGCCTAGGTGAAGCTCCAAACTCCACCGAGAAACATATTTTTTCGAGTCGAGCACGAAGCTCAGATTTCTCAAGTTCTCAGCAAACAGGCAATCAACAGAAAGCGGCTTGAAAAAATTCACGCCCGCTTCGCTTCGAGCTATCAGCTCGAAGGTCGTTGCCAGTTGCTGGGCAGAAACCATTGATCGGGAAAAGCAGTCGATCTGCCAGACCGTCTCAACGTATTCGGCATAGTTCACGGCCTCTGCCGGTGCCGTGTTCCAATCCTCGGAATTGGTGCCCCGCCGACTCATGAAAAGCGGGGTGTAGATGCAAAAATCCCCGCCATCGGCGGGGAGAGATTGATCGTTCACATTGCCCGGAATAACGTGCAGACCGTCACTCGTCAGAGGAGGCGTGGAAAAGTTCAGCAAAAACTGCTCAACAGCAGAAAAAATCTGCGCTTGAGTCAGGTCAACAACCGCAGCCATTGGTCCCGTCTCCAAAATTTAAGTTCGGCGTCACAGTCTGAAGAATCACCTGAAGCGACACCCAGCCGGAGCTGGAAAAATCTTCGAGAACCGCATCGACGTACCAAAAGTACCCTTTTGCGTCCTGCACATAGTCCCCCGAGCGGGCCAGCGGCCGCCACATCGTCCACGGTCGAGCCTTTGGCGAAGACGGCGCGTAGAGGTAAAGTCGGCGAACTGTTGACTCGAATGTCACCCGCTCCGTCTGGACGATCGAGTCGGAGCCAATCGACTGTATCTGACCCTGCACCGTCACGCCGGAAGATACGTCCGGCACGGTTTCCATCGTGGCCGGATCTCGCGAGAAGGTTCCAAGTGAACGGTAAAGCGTCAACGTCTGATCGGCATTGTTGAACGTCACCGCGCCGCGAACGATTTGATGAAGGTTCAGGCTCATTGAGTCCTCTGAACGCAGTAAATAGATAAAAAAAAGACGCCGATCTCTCGGCGTCCCGTTCGTTGGTGATCGAACTTACTTTTTCATACCATCAAGACAGCCTTCCGTAAGCTGCTTTGCTTGGTTGAACTGATCCTCTTCGACCTTTTTGAATTCCTGAAAGCTTTTTACGGCTTTCTCCGGTGCGTTTTCCGTAAGCTCAACCTCTCCGTCTTCATCATTGAAACGATACCACGACGGATTTGTCATAAAGTAGGGTCTTTCCTGCATTACAGCCTCATCTGACTCAAAACCTTCCTCATCGCGTTTCCGATGGGGTTTGGATTGCCGCTGAAGGCATTTGCCACAGCCTCTGCAATGAACTCTGCCGGAGAGCTCCGACCGTATTCACTCATGTGCTTCTCGATTATAGCTTTTTGCGTCTTTTCTTTCGACTCTTCCTTGGCAACTCGAAGAATGTCCGAGCGGAGATTTTTAAGGGCTTCACTACGCAATTTTCGCCATCTCCAACGCGCGTCCCACTCGCTCAGCTCGCCGCTTTGAATACGATTTTCAAGCGTTTTCTCATAGAACGCATTGTGGATGACGTGCCCCATCTCGTGAGCAATGGTGTAAGACAAGTAGTTTTCAGGCGCACAAGGCATCGCCCATCGACTTTCTACGTCCCTCTTCATCTGCTCAAGAAGCTTTTTCTCGTCCTTGAACCAATCCAGGCTCAAAAAGAGCTTTTGATCTCCTCGGCTTGACACTTCAACCTGCGCCATAGCCACAGAGCGAAGCTCCTTACTCGAAACATCAAGTACCCTGTTGTCTTTTGAGTTTAAATAGTCCGAAAGCCAAGGAACAAACTCAACGATTTCAGCGACCTTCTGAGCACTTTGTTTTGCTACGTTTTCCGGAAATCTTTCAAACGCCTTCTCGTTAATTCTGACCCCCTTGCGAGAAAGCTTCTGATATACCGACTCTTCTGCTTTTGGTTCTTGCTTTTGTTGCGCAGCTGGAACGGCGGCCTTTGTTGCCGATCCCTCTTTGTTTTGGTGAGATCGAGCAATCGTCATCTGAGCCCCGTGCTGCTCTTCTTTTCCGCGCTTAGGAACGGCAGAAATGTGGCGGCCGGTGAACTTTCCGCCCATACCACCCAACACCTCACCGGTTTCTCCATCAATCAGCACAGGCTGACCTTTCGCTTTTTCTCCAGTTTTGGTTAATCCTTTGCCATTAGGGTGAACGGTTATCCACTTGGCGGCATCTTGGGCAACATTTCGCCCTCTGGAGAAAAAGAGACCAGCACGGAAAGCCGCGCCCAAACGTTTTGCGTCTGTCATTTGATTTCGTACCCGATAGATTGCAATAGCGTACCGGAAAGAAAGAGCGCCTTGTCTCGTCCTGCACCGGAATCGCTTTCGATCTTGCGCTTTCTGCCGGATGAGGTTGTTGAAAACTTCCCCGCGGAAAGCTCTTTTGTCAGCGGACTCCGGTCCGGAAACTTCTGCTTGTCCGTTCCGTTGTTCTTGATGGTTTCTTGAACATCCACCTGAGCCTGCCTCGCAACCAACTCAATGATCTTTGGCAGTTGTTGGACACCGATTGTCTTGATCCCTTGTGCGATCAAGTCGCGCCACTCTTCTTTCTTGGCGTCTGCCGTCCCGCGCAGAAAAGGACGGGGCGGGCTGCTTAGCGTCATTCCCGGCTTGATCGGCGCATTGGCAAATCCATTTTTTTTGACGCTGTAATTTAGCCTTCCGCTCAAGCAGACAGACTGTTTTGGCGTAACTCGCTGCACCCATCCAAACTCGTTGTAAGCCGCATAGGTCGCAACTTCAGGATCATCAATGATTCCCACCTTGAAAGCCGTTCCCTTTTCTGCGGGCTTCGCCAATGTGGCCAATTTCTTAATGGTTTCGGCGTTCTTGACAGAGATTTTGACAGTCGGCTTCATTCGTCACCCCCACGGGTGAAAGTCTCGGCCGCCGTAGAGTCGGCAGGCCACGCGATACCGCTGCGTCAGCACCCAAAAGAGCGCGCCGCACTTCGTCTGATTCCACCACTGCCCAGACTCCGACTTGATGTTGAGGTTGTCAAAGGAAGTGGAGACGCTGCCTTGAGACGCAGAAGACAAGCGCCCGGGCTGGGAAAGTCCATTCGTCTCAAGTGTCAGGAGGTGGCACAGAGCTGCATTGAGGATGGGTCCATTTTGCGGCTCTGGGTAAATGAAATTCCCTTGTCCGTCGCCCAACATAGATTCAATAACGCCCCACAGAAATTTCAACTGGTCATCAGAGACGACCTCATCCGTAAATGCTGGGTAAATCGCACGGAAGTTTTCAAAATTCATCACGTAGGGCGTCATTGCTTATTCCTCTTTCTTTTCCTTCACACCCTCGGCCTTCGGGTCGATGGGTTCAAGGCCGTTTTTCATCTCGGCGATTTCCGAGGCCGCAGCCTTGAATCCTTTCTTGTCACCAACCGGGTAGATGCAAGGCATACGGCCATTTCGACCGATAAAAGCAATTTCCTTACCGTGCATCTTGACAATTGCGTCCCAATCCTTCTTCAGCAACGTGACGCAAATAGCGTTTCCAGGGAGGGCAAGGATGCCGCTCTTTTTCCCCTTAAGCGCAGAGTTGATGCCGGGGAAAATGACGGTCTTGGTTGCACCATTTCCACAGGGCACATCGGTGAACTTGAGACCGAAGGGAAGGTTGCAGGCAATCGCAATGGTTTCTTCCTTTTCCAAAACCTCCTCGGGCTCTTTTTCGAGCGTGCTACCAACGATGTCCGCCGTTTCAACCTGATCGGCGTTGATCTTCTTTTTACCAGCCATTTTTGATCCTCAAAAAGAAAACGGGACGAGCCGGAGCTCGCCCCGCCGGGCAAGAAAAAAGCCGCAATCGCGGCTCCTCACATTTCCTGCTCTAAGTTGAACGGTTTAGATACCCGTCATCGTTGCCACAAGATTCGGACGACGAATGACGCAGCCGAACGTGGCGCCCCAAGCCTTCTGCACCCAGGACGACGAGTAGTTCTCAACGTTGCCGAAGCGCATCTTTTCAGCGTAGACGTTTTCAGCGGTCGGCTCATCAAGCAGTTTCGGGACGGTCAGATAAAGCATCGACCCGGAATCAGTGCTGAGCTCGGGGAGCTGGATCACCTTCATGTTGGGGTAGTTGCTCTTGAGCAAATTGAAGGCGGTCAGGCCAAACGAGTTCGGGATTGAAAGGTAGTTGTAACGATCCGAAGCAACCGCAAGAACCATATCCGTGTTCTGATCCACGTTGCCGGCGTTGTTCCCCATAAGAGACGTCACCAACTTGGCAATGTCGTTGAAAATCACATTGGAAATCGTCGCCGCGTTCCCCTGATCCGCAACCTTTCCTTCCCACGTCGTCTGCGAATTGACAGAAGCCGGCGTCTCAGACTCGTTCAAATTCGGGTCGTTGAGTGCGCCATAAACCATCTTGTTGGCCACGCCGTAAAGGTAGAAGCGGTTGTGCGCACGGGCAAGAATGCTGGCCGCCGCACGCTGCTTGGCACCTGCGTAGTCGAGCTTGGCCTGACCGGCGGTTTCCTGCTCGCGCAGGCCGTATTTCAGGCTGGTCTCGAAAACGAAGTTCTCGCGAACCGGGAAGTTGTAGTTGACACTAGACGACACGGAGTTGGTGAAATCCGAATAGGGCGTGACGTCGCCCGTGATTTCCTCAACCGGGAAGTTCATGAATGTGTTGACCCACGTGCCCTTACGCGTCTCAGGGAAAAGCTGAGTCGCGTTCATCACGGCAAAGAGAATCGTCGTGATCTGCGGATCGAGATAGGTCAGGTAGGCGGACGGGATTCCGACGTTGGGAATCGTGCTCATCGCTGCGTCCTGCGCGATCTTGCGATCGGACACGTTGTAATTGACGATGATGTTGCCCTGCTCGTCGCGCTCATAGGGCATCATTGCCACGGCGTAAGGGGAGCTCACGCCGAACTTCTTCAACCAATAAATATTCTGATCCATTTTCAAACCTCTTAGCCGGCGGCGGGAGTGATGCCCACGCCACGATTCGAGATGATGATGATGTCGCCCGCATTAGTTGCCGGCGTCATGACGACCCAACCGGTATCGTTGGCGGTGCCGGGGGTGCCGTAGGTGATGGCGCCGCTGGCAGGGTTGCAAAGCACGGCCTGACCAACGGTGGCCGCACCGGAAGCCGCGACGTAGTAGTCGCCGCGAACGGCAATCGTCAGGTTTGCGCCCTGAGGGTAGATGAGGGTGCCGTCCTGGTTGTAGGCCAGCGTGCCCGTGAAGGTATTCTCCACGAGACCAATGACAGTGCCCGTTCCGGTGGCCGATGCCAGCGGATAGACGACGCCGGTGTCGTCAGTGTTCGCCTTCACGAAAACAAAAGAGCCGGCGGCCGCGGTGCCGTCGCTAATGTAATTGAACGGCGTGTAGATCGCCGTGTGCACGTTGACTTCCTGACCCGGAACGCCAACGGCAGGATAAAGATTCACAGTCTTCTGCATGATGTTTTCACCTTAAGAAACATTGACTCGGATGCCCTTGGCAATGTCCGGCACCTTGAGGCTTTTCGCGGAGTCCGCTGCTACCTCGCGACGCTTGGCCGCCAGAGACATACCCTGCACAACGCCGAGAAATTTTTCACGGGCGTTCTTGCGGCTCATGCCAGCAGTAGAAACGCCGAGCTGCTTGAGCGCGGCAATGTACACGGCGTCGGCACTGTCAAAGGCCGTTGCGCGAGCCTTGCCAATGACCGTCGAGCACTCGTCCAGCGCAGTACGGATGAGGGAGGCATTCTCCAGAGCCGCAATGCGGCGGCTCAGCATCTTGGCGTCCTGAGCACCATGCAGATAGCGCTCTTCGCCTTCGCGTTCATGCTCTCGATCGAGCTTCTGTGGCTCCTGCTTTTCCTTGCGTTCGCCGTACTTAACGCCTTCAGCAAAAGCACGCTGAAATTCTTCCGATTCGTTGTCGTAGCCGCAGGCCTTAATGGCGTCTCTGGCAATGTCTTCGAACTCGTCGGTCTCTGTGCCGTCCGGCGTCTCTTCCTCGACCTTTTCCTTCTCGACAACCTCGTCATCGTCCTCGTCTTCGGCCGTCTGATTTTCATCAGGCGAGTAGGCGAGATCAGAGAGCGAGTCCGTGAGCTTCTTCACGTCCTCCTCGTCGGCGCCGAGCTTTGCAAACATCGCGGCGATTTCTCGAATCTTCGCGTCCTTGTCCATGTCTTCCGTGATTGCCACAGTTTCCCCCTGTGCATTGGTTTTGTGGAGCCCGCGCAGAAGTTCCGCAAGCATCCCCATCGCATCGGCGATCTTGACCTCGGCCTTTTCGACCGGCTCTTCATCGCCATCGTTTGCCCCGATCGGGGGCACCTTGTCATCCATGTCCATTGAATTTATCTCCTCCAAGGCATGATCCTCGACGACGCAGGAAGGCCCTGCGCGCCCTTCTTCCACGAGCGCGAGGTGCTGCCCCCGGATATTCCGCATCGTGAAATCGTAGTGCTGGCCGTTGTAGACGCCCGGCGAATTGAAATCGGGGTCGTAGCTGTAAGCCAGCGAAAGCTCTTTCATGCTCCCGTCGCGGATGCGGCGGCAAGCGCTCTCATTTTGAAAGTGAAGCGAATTCGACAAAAACGTCCCGTCAAATCGCGCCTGATCCCCAGTGCTGCCGACGCGAGTGTCCATCGCCGGTGCATCTGGATAGTCAAGGTGGTGATTGAGCTGGATCGGGATGCCGATCACGCTTTTCACTGTTTCTTCGTCTCCCAGCTCCTCTGGGGGACGAAAGCCGTAATAAATTTTCGTCGGCGAAAGGTGCAGCTCCTCACATCCAGGAATTTCTGCGCCACGATAAGGCGCCACCTGCACCCGAGTCAGGTTGGATCGGTCAACGTGAAGCCGACCGTCCTGATCGTGCCAACGAAAACTCACGGCCTTGTCGTAGGCAAGTGAAGTTTTCATTTCGTTTTCAGTAATTGAGAAAAATTCAAAGCAGGCCGGTAAACACATCGACAGAACGGAAGTTCTGCACAGCTGACAAAACGATTGACAGCCGGATCGAACATGCCTTTTGCCAAGTCGAATCGCTTCCCATTCATGGCCTTGTGCGTTTCACGTGAGGAAAACCGGCCGGGGACGTGCACCCAGATGCCTTCAGTGATCCCCAACGAAAAATCATTCGCCCTCAAAATGCCGTTTGCGATTTTGTTCGTCTGGTCAATGGCCACGCGCCTGGCGCGGTCCGCATCAAAGCCCGTAGTCACGCCGAGCAGTTTTCTCATGCTCGTGATGTTTTTCCCGTCAGCCAGCGTAGAGACGATCACGTCTTGCAGTCGCTGCACGTCATTGACGGCCATCTTCGTGATGAGATTCGTGCTCCACTCGATGATCGATGGGAGCTCATCGGCAGCCTTCTGGCTGATGCGCTGACGAACGACCGGGACGGTCCATTTTTCGGCCATAAAGTCGAGTGGGAGGCCCGCAGCGACGTAAGCCTGACGCTGGCTGGCAGTCACATCCGCCGCAGTCGAGCGGGCCACCCATTCGGCAATCTTTCGCGCCTGCGGCGTTGCCTTGGCAATCCAACTGCCCAAGTGTTGGGCAATGAACTGCTCGACGTGATCTTTGAAAAATTCAGGATTGCGACTCCATTTGGCCAAAACCATTTTGGAGATTTCCTGCAGCGTCCTTTTGTCCTGCGGGTTCTTCGGGTTTGTCAGACTCCGATCTTGCGCAAGCAGGCCGTTGTCGGCCAAGTCAAGCAGAATCGCTTTAACAATCTCTGTCGAGAAGGCGCGGGAAAAGGTCAGCAGCTTCTTTTTGAACTTCTGCTGAATACCCGCATTTGCTTCAATCGCTCGGGCGGTTTTGATCTTCTTCGCCATCGGCGTGCTCCGATCCGCTGCTCAGCTGAGAAAGGAAATCCGGGATTCCCGAATCCGTCATCAGATCGCCTTCATCTTCTTCCGGCGCTTCGTCGCCCAGCCACTCAAGACGGCCGCTTTTCTCAAGTCTAGCCGCCTTACGCATCTCTTCGGCGCTGATGGCGTTCCGATCCTTCAGGGTGGCAAGTGCCATCATGCGGGCGCTGAAGTTGGCCGCAAGCGACGTCTCGTTGTTCATGTCGAGCTCGTTCCACTCGAACGTGATGTGAGGATCGATCTTCCCCCACAAAACCAGCTGAATCGCATCGAGGCACTTCTGCAGTGCCGGACGGTACAACTCTTGCTGACTACGGATGTGGTCGTTGTAATTGCGTAGGTCGCTCTCACCGGTAGCATTGAAGCCGCTGGGACTGATTCCAAATAGCTTCACTGCCGGCGTCCGGTTGATTGCGGCAATCATCTCCTGCGCCTGCCGCACGATGTCCGACGCACCGGCAATCGTCATCGAAACGTTTTCCACCTTGTCAGTGTCGGCGTTTGCGACAAAGACCGAGTTGTTGTTTCGGTAGTGTTGAAGGACGGTCATCACGTCGTCCATCTCAGCCACGCCGTTGGGCGTGCTCATGCGATCCTGCATGTTCGTGTAGTAGATCAGCAGGCTCAGCTTCTTGATAAGCTCCTGAGACGCGACACGACACTCATTCCAATGCAAAACGTAATCCCACAGGATTTGTGCCTGCGAGATGCCGAGGAAGTTGTACATCGGCTTAAGCAGAACTGGAGGCTCATTGGCGTAGAGCGTGAGCATTCGCGTGGCGTTCACTCTCCGCCCCAACACCAGCCACTCGCGCGGCATCATGTAGTCCGCGCGCAGCGGATCGAAGCTGTTGTAGCAAGCAGGCGATACATTGATCGGATCAATCACAAGGAACTTGATGGTTGACCCTTGCATGATCTCTGCCGAGTAATCCGAAACAATCAGCGGCAAAGACAAGTCAATGTCTCCGCCGCTCTCGGGGCTTGGCGTTGTCTGGACAAAGATGAAGGCGCCGCCCATGAAGCCAACCTTCGCCACAGCTTGATTGAAAAGGGAACGCAGGTGGTAGTCGTTTTCCTGCGCGTTTTGAAGCTCGGCAATCTTTTCCGGTGGCGTCTCTTCGCCTCCCTTGATCGTGATCCAAGAGCGAGTGATGTCGTCGGCAACCGTCTTGATACAGTTTCGGATCATGCCGTTTTGGGCAATCTGCTGCAGTACGCCGTACCCAACGAAAGATGTATACGGGAACTGCCCCATGTCAACAGCGTGGCCGGCAAGCGTCTCAAAAATTGCGTCCATGCCCACGTTGTCGCTGAAAGCCGCGTCCATTGCCGTACGCGCTTCCTTTGCTTCTTCGCCGACGCCAAAGCCGAGAGTTTCCGGGAGCCGGCAGTTTTCAAGGAACTTTTTCTTGGTTTCCTTGATTTGCTCGGCGCGAAGATCCGCAGCATTGGAAGACATTGCACTGGCTGCGATTTTGCGCTTGAGGGAAGTTTTTTCCTTTTTCTTGCTCATGTTCAGAATTTGAATCCCGTGCGCAGCTGCGCGCGATTGTGGAGTGAATCTTCCAACCCGGATTTGCATTGAGGTCGGAAAGAGCCTGCGTCATGGCCGAATCAATGTGCATCATGGGCCGCGCCTGGGGCGTAGCCTGCGGCGCAGTCTTTTTAAAAGCGTCTGAGCGCCGCGAGGTTAGTAGGATGAAAACGCCAGCCGGGCTTCCCGTGCAAGTCAGAAATGGCCTGCGTACAGGCGTCTACTTGATCATCGTGAGCGCCAGCTGGGAAACTCAACATTTCCGGCACCAGTTCTTTCTTCACCCAGGGATAAAGGTCAGGCGGCGGCAAGAACACATTGCCAGCTTCAAACAACGGCGTAATGCTTGATGCACGCGCTTCCTTCGATTCTTTCGGCGTCACCGGCGTAATACCGCTCACCGTTTCTTTCAGGGCGCTGATAATCGCAGGGCCGTTTGCCTTATCTTCGACCAGCTTTCGAATGACGTTCGGCCACTTTTCGGCCAAATCAATGAAGGCCCGGCGAGTCTTGACGAAGTCCATCCGCCCGCGAACTTGATCCAGCAGATAGAAGCAACCCTTTTTCTTTCCCCAAATCTGCCCAACCACAAAGTCGGATGTAGCCGTTTCTTTAAAGGTCAAGTCCCATGAAGAAACGTAACTGTCAAATTTGTCAGGGAGAGTTTCGGCACTCCAAAACTTAAGCCATTCGGCCTTGAAAAGCCCACCGCCTGCCGGCACTGGCCGTTGCTGTAACTGCCCTGCAACGGCGTAGCTCCCCATCGTGGCTTCCAGCTCTTTAACCTGGCTTTCGCTGAAGCGCTCAGGAAAAAGCAGTTCACCGTCGGTAGTCCGAGGGTCTTTGAAGCCAATAGAGGTAACGCAGCGCCGGGCTTCCTCAAAGCGCATGGGCAACATCAAGTGCGTATAGCCCAAATCGCGCTCAAGGATGATCCCTGAGGTATCGCGCTCATGCAAACGTTGCATGATTACGATGATTGCGCTTTTCTCATTGTTTACGCGGCTTGGTACGGCTTCAAGAAAGGTTTGCTCTGCGGCATCCAACGCAGGCTGAGAGAACGCATCGTCTACGGATAACGGGTCGTCGATAATCACCCTGTCACCACGCGAACCGGTTAGGCTTCGGAAACTCATGGATTCGCGAAAGCCCGTTTCTACGTTTTCAAACTTTGTCTTTGCGTTCTGGTCACCGGTCAACTTCACCGGCCAGCGTTCCTGATACCAATCCGACTGAATCAGACGGCGACATTTCATGTTATCGCGTACGGCCAGTGGTTCTTTGTGAGCCGTAGTCAGGTAACGCAATTGAGCGGCGCCGCACGGCCCCCATTCCCATGCGGGGAAGAAAACGCCCGTAAGCAGGCTTTTCATCATGCCTGGGGGAACATTCATCAACAGGCGCTTGATTTCGCCCGAATGCACGGCCTCAAGATGCTCACACATAGCATCAAGCGCCCAGCCCCACTTAATCGGTGTAGCCGGTTCGAGTACCGCCCACGCCATTTTGCAGAATTCGGCCAAACTGCGCTTTGCAATCTCTTGGTCCAGTTCAATTAGACTCGGAATCCTCTGCGGCTTCGCCATAAAGTAGCTCTCTCACCGCCTTGAGCTTCGCCAGCGGCAAGCCCGAAAGGTCGGTTTTTTCTTCAACCTTCACCGCGCCGCCGTCTGCGCCGGTTACGGCCACGCGCTTACGATCTCCAAAATTCTTATCGTCACGAAGTCCAGCTTCACGATTCAGTTGCTGAATCAAAAGCTTTTTCGCTTCCACATAGCCACTGGGGAGATGCCGCAGCGGTTCCCCGCCAATCTCTATTTGGCCGTCCGCAACCTTGTCTGCGAAATCGGATGTTTCCTCTGCAACCCGCGTGGCCCGCCGGTTGAATAGCTCTGCGCTTTGTGCACGCGCGCGCACGGTCTGCTCTAGAAATTCAGGATGCGCCTCTTTCCAATTCCAGAGCGTCTGAATGCACGGCATATCCGGCTTATCACAAATCTCACGCTCTGAAATACCTTCGCGGATCATTGCACAGATATAGTCAGCAAGTGCCTGGGTGAATTTTGAAGGCCGCCCCCGTTTTTTCTTTTGGGGCGCAGGTTTCTTAGCCATATCGTCCCTCTCTAGGTTCTACAGCCATATACGAGCACAATGCACTACGTACAAAACAGATAAGCAGAATGCGCTAAAAGCAATACCGGCAGCCGATAACCACGCCACAACGCGAAACAATCGCGCCGAAAAAGGAAGTCTTACATCTTGATCGAGCATCATATTGCATAGCCTCCAACCGCTGATAACTGCTAGAATTATCTTCACGTGTGGAATCTCCTACATTCCATAACAAGAAACCCCGATGGTTTACCGGACCTTCGGGGTTTCGTTTTGCGGCAAAAAAATACCCGCATCAATCGATACGGGTTATTTCTTCAGGGTGCAAAAAGGCCACGGGTCTTTCCGTGACTTTTAAACGCTGCCGCGATTCAAATTTTCTTGAGGCGAATTAAACCCCGTTTTTTGACAATTGTCAAATCGTGCGGATACGGACTCGACTGCATCCCGAAAACGCCTTTCTGCGGCTTGAACCCGTAAAACCACGTTACGAAAGAAAATGTGGTTAACACGGGACATCTTGCCGATTGAGTACAAATTGACGTACCAATCCTTCAACAGCTTTCGATCTGAGGCATCAAGCCAGGGGAAGGACTTTTCAAGCAATTGAGCATCATCCACATCAACCTTTTCGCCCGGAACCTCCCGATAGCGTTCCTCCTGCCAGCTTGAGGCATAACGGGAAAGCATTGTGGTCGGAGAATGTGCCCGACTGGGCCGGATATACCGCGCCCAATTGACAATTCTTGCCCGAAAAATCTGGTCTTCGCTCATGACTCTTCTACTTCCTGCCCTGTTGATTTAAACGCACGAATATCAATAATACTGACCATAGGCGGGGTTGAACGTCCGCTTACAGGAAGCATCCGGACACAGGTAGGCGAAATCCGGTATCCGAAAGCGTAGAAGTCAGGATGTCCGAAAAAGCGCTTGACGGCCTGAGACTGAAAAGCTGAAGCATTGAGCCACACTAGGATTTTTTCATAAGGACGCGGATAGGTGCGCGGGTTATCCTGCTCAATATGCTTCCAGTTGCTTTCAAAGTAACTGCCTTTGATCTTAATCTGCATCGTCTACACCTTCTTCGGTTACTGAGTGAATCTCTATGCCGATGTCATCGACGGGCCCATAAATTTTGCAGGCTTCGATGCTGTAGATGCGATTGTCATCATCGTACACAACGGCATTCATAGCGTCGGTGACGGCCTTAACGAGGTTGTCGAGGTCCGGCTTGGTGATCTTCGGCGCCAGGGCCGCGATGGCCGCCTGGCGGCGTTTGTTGCTCCATGAGGCAGGAGGCGCAAAGCGAAACATGATCTTGATGCTGACGGCGCCGGACTCGATCATCCGGACGCTGTTTCTCATCATCGTTTGCTTGGCGTTTGCCCGGACCCACTTCTCGAAGTCCTCCGTCGCTTTGGGCGTATAAGCCCGGCCCTGACGCGTAAAGCGAGGGCGGCCCTTCGGTACACCGGGGCCTTTGATCGTAAAAGTAAGGACGATCACTTGCGGCCCCCTGCACGTTCATTCGCCTGAAGCCCAGCTCGGACTTTTTCGGCCAGCTTTTCAAACGTATCGGTAACAAGTTGATCCTTCGGCCATGAAGTCCGTGCCAGCTTGCACAGATCAATCAGGCTGATGAAGGTTTCCCGCGTTCCCTTACCTGCCGTAATTTCTAAAACGTACTTGATGGCGTCATAAGCGACAAGCATCAAATCGGGGTTGTAATGCGCATTGGCGCCGTTTCGAACCCCTTCGAGCGTTAGGATTTCTTCGTCAAAGTATCCGGGCGGGACTTGATACGGCTCAAAGTAGCTGAGGCGGCTCATATCTGTTACCTCCCAAAAATCACGCGCATGAATTCGTCAATTTTCGAGGCCTCGGCGGCCTTACGTTCTTGCGGCGCGCCGTGCACCCAAAGATTGCGGATAGCGGCCTCGCGCTGGGCGTGAACCTGACGGTTGATTTCTGTTGCCTCAGCGTGATAGCCGTCCGCGTGAAGGGCGGCGACAATGCCGACCGCGCGCTCCCCTTCGACCTGTAGGTTGATTGTGTATGTTGTCATTATCTAATCACAAGGTAATCACAAGGTAATTAAGATGCGAACACCATCAGAAAACCCCCGCCATCTTTCCGGCTGAAGAGACGATTCCGGCAACGCTGGCGACAAGGCCGACCCAAAAAATGCAAGCCCAGACTCGGTTAAAGTAGCCGCGAAAAACGCCGAGCAAAAGCGCCAGAACGCAGGCATTGCCGACAAAGAAAAAGAAATAGTCAATCATTGCGGTTCGTCCTCGTCGAGACTGAACGGAGATGCCGCCCCCTCACGGATGCAAGCGTTCTGTAACGCCTCAAAGTAATCGCAGATCTTGTCGCCGATCTCCGCCATGTCGTTTAGGCAGTCTTGGTAGGCTGCGACCTCGGCCTGAGAGGGGGCGTGCTTAATGAGTTCTGAGAAAACGTCCAGGCGCTTTCCCAGGCCTTTCATGATGGTTGCGCATTCGATGGGGTCAAAAGTAAGCCCCCATGCGAGCTGTTGCGCGGTAGCCGTCCCGCCGAAAGCGGCCGGAACTGGACGCCAAGCCTGCACGCTATAGCGCGACCAGTCTCCGGCAAAAAGTGAGGAAAAGCTAAACGGCCTGATTTCCACATACCGCGCCCCGGTCTTGCTGAGAATTGTGACAAGGTACGCGCCCTCAAACCCCGGGTGTGTTGCAGGGTCATCCTTGCGGTATTCAATCCATTCTTCAATCATTTAGCGGCCTCCATTGCGTCCTTTTTGTTCTTTGCGTCATCAGTCAAGGTGCTGATGTAATTCAGCATGGCAATCGCGTCTGCGCGTTTCTTTGGCAATTCGATGCGTGGAATTTCCTGCAGATAACTACGCAGCATCACTTGAAGCTTTTCGGCTTCCCGGATGCGGATGCACACCAGCGGTTCCTTAAGCGGGTTGTTCATTCTCTTTCTCCTTCGTGTATCCTCAATATGTCCGCGATTCCAGCCGCTTTTTCAGTAGCTTTTTGTCAAAGTTCATCAAAGTCATGAGTCACCTGTAAAAGACGACATTGGCCGCCGACACGAAGAAAAAGACTGCTGAGATGAATGCCAGTATGCGAGCGAATAGCCCCTGCCCCGTGAGCTTTTCAACGTAAAAAAGAACTATCATCACATTGCCAAGCCCCAAATAGAGCAGTGCGAGTACGTGGTCATTCATTGCTTACGCTCCTTCGGGAATCAATTCACGCGGGCAGAGATCGGGCAGAATCCTTTGTGAGGTTTGGCAATAGGCAGTACTGGCACGATCAAACCAAAGAGGAATGCCTCCGGTCCAATCACCGTTTCTCTGCTTCACCACGTTCAAAAGAACGTCCATCTGCGTCAAGTCTTCTTCTTCAGTCAGGTTGTTATCCCCGGCCTTCTTTTCCTTGTCCAGGTTGCGCTGAATTAAAACGATGTTGTCTACCTGGTCTGCAATAGATGAAGAACCGCGCAGAGAGTTTTTATCAATGGCGTCCCTGTCAGAGTTACCTTTACGGGTATGGTGAATAAGGTGCACATGGCAACCGGTATCAGCCGCCAGTGAACACAAGTTGTTCACAAAATCCTTTTGGCCGTTTAGGTTGTCTTCACCAGCGACAACCTTCATCAGGTTGTCAACAAACACGTGCTTTACGTGGTATTCATTGACGGCAACCAAAGCCATTCCAAGCACCAAATCAGGAGAAATCGCGCCTTTGTGATTGGCGAAGATAAGACCTTTATCTCTGACGTAATTCACCCACTTAACGACATTCGTTTTGTATTTACGAAAGCTTTCTGGCCCGACAATCTTGAAGCCAAAAGCCTGCCGCATCATCCTTTCCAAAGTGCGCGAAGGCAGCATTTCAAAGGACATAATCAGGCAGCGTTCGCCATGTAAAAGAAGTTCCTGCGCAACTTGTCCGGTAAGCAAACTCTTACCCTGCCCGTTCGGGCCGGCCCAAATCGTCACTTCCCCCTGCCGGTAGGCAAGGCGCTTATCAAAGGCGCAGGGAACACCCGAAAAACGCCCCTCCAATATGCTGAAAAGGGGATCAAGAAAGTAATCCGGACGCTTCAGCATTCCCCGCGTTTGCGCCTGCCAAAGCTCATAGCTTTGCCGGTAATCTCTGTCAGGCATCTCAACTGCCTGACCGCCTAAATAGTTCGATTCCATACGTTCTTCCCTTCCAAGTCTTTAGCGTCCACCAGCTTGCGCCAATGGCCGTTCTTCCAGTTGATAAAGTCACCCCTGGGGGTGATGTAGTTGATCTCTGTAGGCAATACCGGCGCAGTAAGCAGGTGATGCGCCAAAAGCCGTGCTCTTTCCTCAAGCCCTGCCCGGTAATCAATCCACAGATACCTGTTGGCAATCATTTCAAGCTCAATTGAGGCCACATTGTCCCGATCGGTAATAACGCAGTGGACAACATTCCAGTTGTCAACAGTTTCCCAGCCGTCATAAACAAACAAGGGATGCGGTTCTAAGTAAAACCGGATTTCCTCTTTAATCGTCCAATCATGCTTATTCCGCCAATTGCGTTGCATCAGCTGGAATTGCTTGTTTACCTCTGCTGCGGACATCATCGGACCGCCTTCACCGAAAATCGGTTATCTATCTCAGCAAGCCTCTCTGTCGAGACTTCAAACTGAGATTTTTGTGGTTTGTCTTCTTCCCGCAGATACTTGGCTTGAAAAGAAATCCAACTGCGCCCTGCGCATAGCTCAACGGCCTGTGCAGGTGTTATTCCTGCTTTCGTCGCTTCTTTAACAAGAAGATTCCAAGCCGTCTGCGTAATCGGTCCTGCTCTACGAGATTTACGAGCAAGTTTCCAATCGGCCCAATCCTGTTCAGGGATATTTCCCGGCCTATCGATTTCGCCGGTCTTTCTTTTCTCTTTCTGTTTCTCTGCTTTAAGAGAAAAAGGCTCCTGGGGAGTAGGCACGGTTTCGGCTCTACCCTCTGCGGTGGAGATAAGAGACGCGCACGCGGCAGCGGGCGTATCTTTTTCTTCTTTTTTATTCTCTTTTTTATTACCACCCCAATTATTGGGGTTACCCGTCACCCCAATTTTTGGGGTTACCCCCCTCAAATTATTGGGGTTACCCGAATTATTGGGGTTACCTTGATTATTGGGGCAAACCTCTCCGAGGCCAGGGAACGTGTACCAATTTTGAACACCATTTGCGCAGGGAACTTTTCGAGACGCAATGAAGCCTGCCTCTCTCAATTCCTTTAGAGCATTCTCTACACGCCACATCGTGCATTCTTTGAGTATGGTTCCGTCTTTGTCGCGCTTGTGAAAAATTTGGCGGATTGTTTCGCGGCTAGGGTTGCATTGCCCAGTTTCACCGTTATGGACTGCGGCAAGATAAAAAAGGACGCCCTGGGCGAATCCTCCCGCCCCAAGGTGCATAACATGAGCCAACGCCTGCGCACTCATAAACCACCCAACTCTTAAGCGGCTGCGGCTTCTGCAAGCTCTTTCGCAAGCTTATTGATCGTCCAGGGGGCAACGCCGGTGGCTTTAGCGAAACGCATAACGTAGTTTTCGCTCACGTAGCCTTGACGCATCCACTGTTGCACCGAAACGCGGGTAACGCCGATTTCCTCGGCCAACGTTTCCTGGGTCTTACCGTCAACTGTTTTTGCCTTCTTAACGGCTGCTTCTACGACATTCATAAACAAACCTTAGCAAGGAGTAAGCCACTCCATTTATTCATGACAATGTAAGTTTAGCACCTATTGCAAACATTTGCTTTACACTCTTTGCATACCCGCAAGGAGGCCAGTATGAACAACGAAATTTCTCAACGCATCAAATTACTGGTGAAGCAAAGCGGTTTATCAATGCGCGAACTGTCAAAGCGCATGAACTTAGGGAATCCGATAAGCCTGAGCCAGTGGGCACGCGGAGCCTATGAACCGAGTAAAAAGGCAGTGGAGGTTATGGCCGAATATTTCGGCGTATCTCCGGCCTACATTCTTTATGGCGAAGGTGAAGCGCCGAAGGATGAAGGTATGGCGCCAGATTCGATTTCAATCCCGCTGTATAACGTTCAAGCGTCATGCGGCGGCGGTTCCTTCATCGAATCGCCGGAACTGATTCTGCGCAGTATTCGCGTATCACCGGCGTTTCTGCGCCGTTATGCGCCAACCGCACGCCCGGATAGCCTTCACATCATCACCGTAGCCGGGGACAGTATGGCGCCGACCGTTGAAGATGGGGATGCTGTAATTGTGGATATTTCAGATACAGCCGTGCGCAGAGATGGTTTCTACGCCATACAAATGAACGGCGCGTTGTTCGTGAAGCGTTTGCAAATTCTGCCGTCTGGTCTGCGCATCATCAGCGACAATATCAAATACCCGCCGATTGATGTCGGGGAACAAGATACGGTACACGTTATCGGGCGCTGCTACGCCTGCGCACAAATCCGCGCCCTGATTTAAAGCTTTACTTGTAAGCCTCAGCCGCCTTCGGGCGGCTTTTTCTTTGCCTTTTGTCAACATTCCTTATCATCGCTTATCAACAAGTGATTTGCACGACTTTGCAAATTCACGCAAAGATGATAATATGCGCTTATCAGAAATTAAGCACGGCTTTTCGGGAAGCGCAAATGACATCCCAAGTTCCGCCGCTTACAGAGGCAACTTCCTCTTAGAAGGTTTTGACACAAAGGAGCAAAGAAATGACTCTCGACTACGTCGAGTTGGCCGAAATTGCCGAGGATCGTTTTTGGTCTCAGGCAAACGTGGTGATCGTCATCGCGGCCGTCACCGGTCTTGTGACACTTTTGAAGTGGGTGCTGGCATGAAGAAAGAATGGATTGAAAACGCGCTGGCCGCCGCGGGATTCGTGATCCTCGGGTGGGTGTTGCTTTCATTGCCGGGGTACTAGCCCGGCAAGAAGAACAAATCGTTCTTCTGTTTGCCCCTTTTCGCCGATTCCTTTTAACGGCCTGGGCGGTGGGATGGGGCAAACAAAAGAGCGGTTTTTACTGCTTGAGTGAGCGTCACTGAAGGCGCGCACTGAGGGGTTGAAAGTACCCTGTTTCCTGAGCGTGGAGTGGTGCCCACACCAAACGGGACATATGCGCAGCGCACCTGCAAGCGCTATACATCATCAGCCTACTGGGAGCCATGTCAGGGGGTAACAACCTGCGGTGATGCGAAAAGGCCGATTTCATGGCGTTGGTGCTAGCGCCATGAAATGGGCTTTTTCGAGCTGTGTATGTGGTTAACGCCGATACGCGCCACACCGTGCCTTCTCAACGCTCGGGTCTAAAGGAAATCGCATCGGCAATTCATATAGAAGTGTGATTCCTGCAGCTCGCCCACTTGGGCTTTCAGGTGTGTAAGTCTTTATCCTCGATCTCCTTGGCGACCGATGCATTTGTGGTTTGATGCATCAGGGTTCTAAAGGCGCGGTTTCGAGGGTCGCTAACAATCAGCAACATAAGAAAAGTAACTGCGCCTGCATCTGAAAGCCCTACTTCCCTTTCTCGCGCCTTTTTGACTGCCTGCGTTCCCTCGTCTGCTTGGACTGGTGCATTGCCGCTTCGCAGGCAGTCAAAAGGGCGTTTTTTTATGAGGTCGTAATGACAAACGAAGAAGCAAAAAAGCTGTGGTTTGACAGCATCGAAATCGTGAAATGCGATATGGCGAAGGCGGAACCGGACAAATTGGCCGCGAAGTTTTACTTACTGGGCGAGGAAGTTTCGTACGGTGTTCGTTGTGATATCGGGACCGAAGTCAAAGCCCTGTGCATCCGCGTTCTTAACGGCGAAGAAACGGAATATCCGGCCCTTACGGACTTCCTGAAAGGCTTGGTGATTCGAGAAATTGCCCTGCACGATCCGAACAATTTCATCCAGTACGGGGGCGAAGAATGGACCTTCAAAACCGCCGCGTGAAGCGGACGACTTGGTGCACTACGGATAATCCGCCCGCGGATTATGACCGGTACTGCGAATGTCAGGCTGATGAAGACGAAGACGAAGAGGATGATGACCTGCGCCGCGAAATCGAAGCTGAAAGACGCGCTGAAGCTGCTGAGGACAGAGCCGCAGAGCGTGAATTTCGCAACTATGACCCGTTCGGAGGCCCGTAATGAAGCACACAAAGAAGCCCGCAGATTTGAGGGTTTTTCGTCATTGGTGCCGGGAGTTCGGTATAGAACGTCCAAAGGCACGACTTTTCGCCTACTGGCGAAGTCAGTGTGAAGCGGCGAAGGCCGCAGAATAAGAAAAACAAAAACGGCGCAGGGGAAGAGAACTGCGCCGTTTTCGTTAGGAAGAGAACCACCAAACGTACAAAAGGAGTATAGCGCAAATGTCTATTGCGACGCTTATTTTAGGAGCGTCAGGGACCGGCAAAACGGCTTCCCTGCGTAACCTCGACCCTGCGCAATGCCTGTTGATTCAGCCAGTGCGCAAGCCCCTCCCCTTCCCCGCAAAGGGATGGTCCGAGATTCGGGCGAAAGGGGACGGAAACAACATTTACGTAACCGATGATGCGGCCCACATCGTTTCGGCCATGAGCAAAACCAACCGTGAAATTGTCATTGTTGATGATTGGCAGTACGTCCTTTCCTTCATGTTTATGCGAATGCGCAATTTGAAGGGCTACGACAAATTCACGGATATCGGCGGCGCCGGTTTCGACATTGCGAAGGCTGCCAGTGAGTTAGGGCCAAACAAACGTGTTTACATCCTCGCGCATTCCCAAACTGACGATTTCGGTTTTACGCGCATCAAAACGCTTGGCCGGATGCTTGACGAAAAGATTTGCGTAGAAGGGTTGTTCACAACCGTTCTGCGCACCAAAGTGGACCAGGCGAAGTACTGCTTTCTGACCCATAACAGCGGTGCCGATACCGTGAAAAGCCCGATGGGGCTTTTTGAATCGGACGAAATCGAAAACGATTTAGCACTTGTAGATACAAAAATTTGTCAGTTCTACGAGATTCCTCAACACGTTTAATAACGAAGGACAAAACGAAAGATGATTACATCATTCACGCGAAACGATGAACGCGCCTCAGCCGTTGCCGGTTTTTCCGGCATCAGCCATACAGGTATTTACACCGGCTTCATTGCCCAGGCAGAAATTGCCGAAGGAAAGAGCGGCGCTCAGTACCTTGAGATTGCATTCAAGTGCAAATCGTGGAAGGAAAAGGATGCTAACGGCAATGTGTCTGAAGGTACCGGGGACCGCGTTGCCTTCATCCGCACCTACATCACGTCAAAGACCGGTGAGCGCACGTTTGGCGCCGACATCATTGATGCAATGATGGCGTGTCTCGGTGTATCCAAAATGGACGCCGTTAAAGGCGTTGTTTATGGCCGTAACGCCTCGCGAGACAAGTCGGATCAACATCAGGGCTATCGTTTGCCTGACATCGAAAAGAAGCCTATCGGCTTGTTGATTCAGCGTGAAGACCGCCTGTATACAGACAATACTGGCGTTGTTCGTGAGAGTTTCAACCTCAATATCCTTACGCCATTCGATCCCGCAAACGGCAAATGCGCCCGCGAAATTCTGGAAAAAGCGGATAAGGCTACAGTTGTTGAATCCCGCTTTGCTACGCTCAAAGATAAGCCTGTGCGCAGTAATGCCCCGGTGAATGATGCTGCCGCTTATGGTGCTCCTGCGCATCAGCCTGCGCAGACTACTGGAAGCGCCGGGATGCCGCCTGCACCGGAACCCGAAGATTTCTTCTGATAACCACTCAGAACAACGAAGCGCCCCATGCGGGCGCTTTTTTGAAGGTATTCCCAATGATCATCGAAAAAATGAAAGATCCGAACCGGCGCACGGGCAATGATGTCGAAGATGATATTGAGGCCGCGATTTGGCGTGAAGCTGAGGCCATGGCCGAAGAAGCGGTAGACCCCGAAACGGGCGAAATTCTGAAAAACCCGGAAGCAGAAAAGGCGCAGGCCGAAGTGGAAAGCCTAAAGGGGGAGATGTGCGACATCATCGCCGGTTCAGTCCGATTCATTCGCCGCCTGGATGCAGAAATTGCCGCGCTGAAAGCCCACATTGACGATTCAAAGAAGATTCTTGAGCGCTTAAAACGCACGCAGGAAAAGGCCGAGGCCCGCGCCATTTACCGCATGACGCGCAATCAGTACAAAACAATTACTGACGGAAAAACTGGCCTTTGCGTCACTCTTTGCAAGCCGCGAGAAAGCGTCATTACCGAAGACAGCAAGATTCCTGCGGAATTCATGCGCATTAAGTCAATCACCGGCCTGAAAAAACTCCCCACTGAAGATGTTCTGAAGGCCCTGGGGGATGGTGCAAAGATCAATCTTGAGCCGAACAAAACTGCCATTGCCGAAGCGATTCACGCAGGCGAAGCAGTCCCCGGCGCAAGAATCGAACTGAAAGCCTCGCTGCGGTTTTCTAAGTGAGGTTGATGAGAATCATGCGCGACATTTTGGAGGGGAGAGAACGTGAAAAGTCAAAAGAAGATGGTGCTTGAATGCCTGAACCAGGTATCGCATCAGCTTACGCAGACAAACAACCGCGTGCAAAAGATTGCCGGTTATATCAGCATGAACGTTCCTGCAAGCCAAGCTGATTATGCGGCTTGCAAACGTGCGTATGAAATGCTGATTGACGCGCTGGAAGGCATGGCAAACAACCTGCAGAAAGTCTGCGAAACACACAAACTGCAGGACGAGAAGGAAGAGAAAATTTGCACTGCAGTACGGAACCTTTAGGTGGGAGCAATGAACAGGGCTGAGAAAAGAGCGATGCTGAAAGCGCAGAAAGCCGCAGCCAGGGGACGCAAACGACACCTATCCGGCGGCGAATTGATAGAGCAAAAAGGCTTCGGCGCATGGATGTGCATGATTCCGATGTCCGAAGAAGAGGTAACTCGGTGCGAGTTACCTATTTTTTTGTGGTTCAAACAGGCACGTACCGGGGACCTTGATGCGAAGTCAGATATTTGGACCAACCTCATGAGCGCTATTGCGCATGGGTGGGTACTGGCTAAGGCGACTACGCAACCTGTGAATATTGAACGGCAGTTTTCAGCCGCCGCAAAAATGCTGGATGCGGCGTATGACCATCTGTATAAGACCGGTGAAGTCCTGCAACCTAATTTTGATGCTGTTTATGACGCTTTGAACGTCCTTTGCGACATCCAAAGACAGTTAAACCGTGCAGACCTTCTGCGCTCCCTGAACTACGTAGTCCAAAACTTTGACGCAGTGATGCGCGGGCTTTTCGGTGAACAAAAAAGCGTTTTTAGAGGCGATAAAAAATGAAGAAGATAGACTGGGAATTTTTGAAAGGCCGCCATACTACGCTTACTGTGGCCGATATGTGCCGTGTGCTGGGGTGCTCGAAGCGGTCCATCTACAACTGGGAAAATTCGGGAGATGTCCCGCCCAGCTTTAAGATGTCCAGCGGCCGCAGCCGTTTATGGAATGCCAGGGACGTTTTGGCGTTTTATGAAAAGAAGTTCGCGCAGGCCGCGCGTGCATAATGAAGCGCCGTTACCTTGTTGATGGGAAGTTCAAGAACCTCAAGGCCAGGGAAGCCAAGCCAGTTGCGCAGACGCAGACGGCTCAGAATCCCTACGACGACATTCCGATTGCGGGCAATCCGTTCTAACCATTTTCGTGACGCCACGAAAATGGTCGCAGCCCCCGGCTCCCAGTCGGGGCTTTTTGATACTCGCCTTTGTTTCGGGTATGCTTCGCTCAGGTGCTCAAAACACCTTTCAGTAGCGGACACCGCACCCGACAGACAAGCGGTATTTTTGTATCTACTTGACAACCATGTCAAATAGATAGCCACGGACATAGTGCAAGCTATGGCCGGGTGTGAGGCTAATAAAACACTCTTCGGAGAAATACGCCCGCCGACTACTGACGGTTTTGAGCCCCTGGCCGCCTACTCAAAATAGGTGAAATTCAAAAAAATCAGTAGGAGGACGCAATGTCCATCGTCATCTCTAACGCCTTCACGGTCATCGAAGGCCGCCCAGTCACGTCCAGTCGCATCGTAGCCGAATACTTCGGCAAGCATTCGACGCTGACCATCTTGTATACGTTGTCAGAAACGCTGAGTAAGCCGTTTCTTGGCTCAACGTTCGCTAACAAAATTCTGCAACTTTTGATACACTGCACGCAGGTGCTTCAAAACGCCTGCAACAAGTGTGTTCCGCCGCAGAGTTCGCGGGATTTTTTGTATCTGCTTCTCATAAGCGGATACTCTGCCTTATGGCCGAGTGTAGGCTAATACAATACCTGCAAGGGGAATATGCCTGCCGACTTGTTGCGGTTTTGAGCACTCGACCGCCCTCTCAAAAGGGGCATTTTCAAAATCTCAACAAGGAAAAATCATGGACGATCTCAATTCCGTTGTCGCGGTGCGCGACGGCATTGTCACAACCCTGTCTACCGACGTCGCAGCCGTCTTCGGTAAACAGCACAAAAACGTAATCCGCGATATCGAAAACATAGTCGCCAATCTCTCTGAATCCCGTCGGCTCAATTTTGAGCTCTGCTTTGAAAACAACGCCTTAGCGAACGGGAAACCGATTAAGCGCTACCGTCTCACCCGCGACGGCTTCATGATTCTCGCTATGGGATTCACGGGCGAGAAGGCGATGGAGTTCAAGTGGCAGTACATCGACGCCTTCAACGCAATGGAAAAGAAACTTCGTGAAGGCGGCGAACGTTCGGCAACGATCACGCCCGCAGAACAGCTCCAGATTCAGCAAGCTGTAGCACGCCGGGCGAAGACCTCTAGTGCGAACTATCAGACGATCTACCGTGCGATCAAGGTGCGGTTTCAGATTCCGCGCTATAACGAACTGCCAACGCGGCAGTTCGCCGAATGCCTGAAATTCATCGACGCCGTCGACCTGAAGGTGCCGGAAGCAAAGACGGCTGCCGCCCCGGTTTGTGAAAACCCGTTTACGCCGGAAGAACTCGCCGCCTCTCCCGAGAAGCCCCCGAAAGGCTATACCTACCAAGTGAGTGCCAAATTCTTGGACGATCAGCGGACGTTCGTCTACTACTGGCGGTACCTCTTCCGCCGCGAATTGGAGTTGTTCGAAGAATTCCTGTATCGGACAGAATCGCCGCGAGCCTCCCGCTTCCATGAAGCCGTGCACAACCTGGACCTCATGAGAACGGAGGATCAGCTCCGGCGGCTCGGCTTCCCGATGGACGAGTTACCGTGCTATCAGCATTACGTTAGGCGGTTGACTGCGGCGTAGATGGATAACACCAACGAAGCTCTTGACCCAACGAAACTAAATTTTCGGAGGAAGTATTTTTGATGACGCCTTTGACTTGCTTGGCATGGCCTTCTCGCTGAGAACAGAAAAGAAGGCATAAAAAATCGCCTCATCCGCCGAATAGTGGGTGGGGCGATGTTTTCTGTGTTAGATTCTAAAAAACGCTCGTCGTCTTTCCCAGCAAATAACTGTATATGAAGGATTGGCAACGGCCTCTTCTCCATTTAAGGTGCTTGAATGTCAGTTTCCATCCCAAAACAAATTCCGAGTATCTCTCAAGTCAATAAGGCTGGCGACATACTCCGCTCCGAAACATCTACCCCTGAACAGATCAGTCAAGCCATGAAGACTTTGTCTTTGTGGCGTCAAGCTCACGGCCCTGCGTTAAATACCTTTCAAGCAATGTTGCGAGGCCGCTGTAAATCTCAAGGTTTCACCGATGAGAACTCAACAGTCGCCCAGCGAATGAAAAGACTGCCGTCAATCATAGGTAAGCTGTGTCGTAAAAAAACCCGCCTGAGCAAAATGCAAGACATTGCAGGATTGAGGGTAATTCTTCCGACCGTGCCTGATGTAAGAGCATTTCACGAAGACATGCTTAAGTCTCCCGCGAAGCACGAACCTATCGTTCCTGCTGATGACTACATAAACAGGCCAAAAAAAGATGGCTACAGAAGCCTGCACCAAGTTTTTCGATACCGTAACCCGTCACACCCAGAGCTTGACGCAATTCACGTAGAGGTTCAAATCCGAACGCAATTACAGCACGCCTGGGCTACTGCGGTTGAGACGATTGGAGTATTGGAGCATTCTTCCTTTAAGTCTGGCGACGGATCCTCTGAATTTAAACGCTTTTTCAAGCTCAGCAGCGCCCTAATTTCGAACGAAGAAAAATCACCGATTTTGGAAGAGCTTCAGGACATTCCAATCCCTGTTCTCATTGAAGAGTTTGTAGAACTTGAACGCCGGCTTAAGATTTTTGAAAAATTACGAAGCGTCACGATTGCAGCAAAGCACGTGAGCGGCATGACCGGGGATTACACGCTGATGCTTCTGGATACAGCCAACAATTCCGTAAGCCTTACGCCGTTTGATGCAGAACAGTCGTCTTGGGCAGAAGATGTCTATAGCTCAATGGAAGAACGCTATCGCGGGGACGAGACTAAATTCTTAGTCCTCGTTTCTGTTAGCGACCTAACTAGCTTAAAAAAGGCATATCCAAACTACTTTCTCTCAACTACACAGTTCATTAATACGTTACAGAAAATCTGTAATTCGTCCAAAAGGTCCTGAACGCGTACGCTCCGCCACGCGATATTAACAGGCATAAAAAAAGCGCCCCACCTACCGATTATGGAAGTGGGGCATTTTCGTATTTAGCGAAACTAAACAAAATTTTGAGGAGGAACTATGAATGAGTTCAAATACCTGAATTACTGGCCGCGATAGTGATTGTGGCTCTCCTGCTCGTGCCGGCTACTAGTCGGTTTTTTTGTTTGGGGCTTGTAAGCCCCCGGAGTATAAGAAATGGATACATCTTTCTTCCCGATTCTCTCCGCCACGACCGCGAAGATTACGGCGACGGCCACGGAGTGGAAGGCATTACTCAGGCTACTGCCGCCTGCGCCTGAAGCTCGACCGCTTTTGAGAAAAGCGGCGGATGGCGCGCGGTTTTTCGAGTATGCCCGGCTCACGAATGACTACACCGGCGCCCGGCTTCTTGTCGAAAGTTGCGCAGCTCATCGCGACGTCGGCGGCGCTTGCGTGTTCAATGTTGGACAGCGTGCCGCCCTGACGTTCGTGATCTCTGCTTATCAGAAGGAGTTCACAAGGACACAAAAAAATATTGTGTCTGCCGTTCTCCTTAAAGCAGAGGAAATATGCGGCCCGGTGAATGACCTGCTTTATGACATCGCCGTCAAGAGCGACCCGGAGCGGTCCGCCGATGTTGGTCTCGAAGCGTTTGTGTCATCGCGTCAGCTCTTGGACGATATAAACGCATTTTGGGAGTTGCCAAATGATTGACCTGAAGAAAACAAAAATGATGATCCGCGAGATGAAGGCCGATCACATCTTCTCAAAGAGCGAGGCTACACAGCTCTCTATCCTTGTCGATCGCGTTAAGGACGGCAGGGATGATTTGGCGATCATGCTCGCGCAGAGCCTCGCAACAGAAATCACTAAGAAGGGGCTAGCCGTGCAGAAGTTCGTCGGCTTTCTGAAAGGCGCGAAGGAGCAGGCATGAGTCGAGCGCTAAGGCGGCTGGCGAAGCGTGCAGAGCGCAAGCCCAGCCGCAGAAAACAGTATCACTACGCAGGAGATGCCCTGATTGAGCGCAGGGGTTACGGTGCAATGGCCCGCGTCATCCCTGTCACCGAAACAGAGCTACATAGATACTGTCTCGGGTTTTATGCGTTACTGGAGCGGTGCCGCTCAGGCGAGCCGGAAAAGGAGGATAGTTGCTGGTCGGACTTGATGGGCGTCCTTATCACGGGCTTCATCTGCGCACGCGCGACGACTCAACCGGTGAACCTCTCGCGGCAGTTTCAGGCCGCCGGGGCGCTGCTTGACTCGGCCTATGTGCACTGGCAGAAAACGCATCAGATACTAGAAGCCAATTTCGAGGTCGTGCATCAGGCGATTGATGACCTGTGTGATATCGTCATGCAACTGCGCAGAGATGAGCTCATGCGCGTCAACGAGATAACGATGAACGATTCGTTCGGCATCTACCGCGAGTTTTTCAACGAGCCGAGCGCGTTTACTGAAGAGGACAAGGCGTTTCAGTCGTGGCTGAAGCGCAAGTAGCAGACAAAAGAAAAGCCGCAATCAGCGGATTTTGCCTCAGCTATAGTCTAGCTTGTCAATATAGCCGATCAAAGGAAAAAGAAAAGCCGCATTCAGCGGATTTTGCCTCAGCTATAGTCTAGCTTGTCAATATAGCCGATCAAAGAAAAAAGAAAAGCCGCATTCAGCGGCTTTTCCCCCTGCGCCCGGCTATCTTCAAAGATCGCTTAAACGTTAATTCGAGTACGCAGAGTATACGGCGTAGCCTTGACTACCCGCGCTTAGATCGTAAGCGCAGCCCCCAAACCTGTCAAGGTCATCGCCATGCTTTTTGACTACGCGCCTCTGTTTCGGGTATCCTTCCCGTGTCCGGTTGAACTACCGGCGCGGGATTGGCGTCCCGTTGTTAGGCGCGTAGCCGCCTGAAGTCGTTCATGCGGCTTTTTTGTTAGCTATGCGCAAGGGAGCGGTGAAACACCGCCCCCCTTAAAAAGGGAGTCCACCTGTTGGACACCCTTTGCAAGACTCCTTATGAGCGAGACTTGCAGGCTCCTTCGGGAGGCCGTCTCCTAACAGCGGTACGCCAACCTGTAAGTCCGCTCACCCGATTGGCGTCGGGTAGCGATCAAAGTCGCTATGTTAGGAGTCAGTAATGACACTCGCTATTTTCAAGTTCGAATCCGCTCAGATTCGCACCTTCGGCACGTCCGAAACTCCCCTTTTTGTCGCGATTGATGTTTGCTCTGCATTGGGATTCGGTAATCACCGCCAAGCCATCGCTTCTCATGTCGACCCCGAAGACCTCACCAAGGCCGTCATCGAAACGAAGGGCGGCAAACAAACCGTGAACTGCGTTAACGAGTCCGGCCTCTACGCTCTGATCTTCGGCTCCAAGCTCGAATCCGCAAAGCGCTTCAAGCGCTGGGTTACGTCCGAAGTCCTCCCCGCTATTCGCAAAACCGGCCAGTACCGCTGCGCTACTACTCCGCAGATTCCTTCAGAATATCTCACCTTAGAACACCAATACCAAATTCAAAGCGAAGTCGCGAAACGGGTGCATAAAGATGACGTTCGTTATCAGACTGTGTATCAGGCGTTAAAAGCGCATTTTCGTGTTCCGAAGTACACATATATTCTTGAAAAGGACTTCGAAGCCGCTGTGAAGTACATTCAAACCTGCCAGTTGCAGCAGGCTGAAGAAGCTCCAAAGAAACTCCCTCCATCCGAAGAAACGCATATTTGGGTTTCGCGGGACATCCTCAAGCGCCTTAGCGTTTTCGTCTACTGCCTGCGCTATCTCTGTAACAAGCCCCTCATGCAGGCCATGCGCGTTATGGAAGCGCTTAACATCCCTGATGCGTCAAAGCTGTGGGATGCCGTCAATGATCTCAATTTGATCATGATGGAAAGGGAGCTAGCCCGATTCGGATACGATCCGAAAGAACTGCCTGCGTATAAGGCGTGGATTGCGCAGCAGGCGTAA